AGCTAATGTCCCATCGAGATCCACCCCAATCCATGCACTCATGCTGCCCACCCTCCTGAACTTCGGCGCCTGACCGGTTTGGCCTGCACTCTTTTGATCTTCAATCCTTCCTGAACCATCAGGGCCATGTACTGCAAACCCTCATGCACGTGGGAGTAAATGTTCTTCTTCGGCTGATCCTTGAATCTTACCTCACCCACCACCTGAACACGCTCATACATGAACGCACCATTGAATCCCTTCCTAAGATGTCGGCACCGAGGGCTGAGCAGGAACGCTGGCTTACCGTCAGCATCAAAGCTGGTGAGCAGTTTGGCGACAGCTTCGCGTCTGGCCACCGGTTCCTGTGTCTTGGCAGGCTCAGTCGGAAGCCCTTCCTCCTCCAGAATCTCCATGCAGGTTGTCTCGGTTGACTGGGCGCGTTGGGTACCGGCCGGGTCACCCCATGACCGCATCGTCATCCCGTCATACCTGTTGAGCAATACCGGCCTGACCGCATTCTTGATCATGTTCCGCACGCCCATGTCTTCAGTAACCACCTCGTCCAGAATCTGTAGCTGCCCTGTCGGGGTCATCTGTCCGATGGCCAGCGCCGGGGTGAGTCCGAAGTCAAAACCCAGCAGTAACGTGATCCCCTTCATCGGCTCAAGGTCTTCGTCAGCACAATGGATGGCGTCATTGTACTCTGGGTAAATCGGCTTGCCGTCGTACACCGTTCCATAATCGCCAAGCACATAAACCTTCAGCCACTCGTGGGCCTTGCCGGGAACCATCTGCATCCAGTATTTGTATCCCAGTGGCTGGTTGTCTACGTTTTCAGCTGCCGGGTTGGGGAGGTAGGTAACGATATCAGTGGTCTTGTCGACGGTCTTGATAAGTGCTGGAGGCTGTCTCCAGAATCTGTAACCGACGGGCTTTTGGACTTCAGCTATGTCGTACCACCAGTGATCATCATCCGGCGGGTTGGTATCCAGTATCACGCCTGTCCATGTTGGGCCGCCGTCACGCTTCGCCGGGTACCGACCAACACGAGCGGTCACACCATCGAGGATCTCTTTGGGTAGCTCCCGGGCCTCGTTGATCCATGCCATCGACAGCTCCATTGACAAGAGCTTCTTCACATCCTTCGGCCTGTCGAGAGCGAGGAACAGGATCTCCATCTCAACCTTGGTACCTAGTGGGAATTCTTTCGTTGGTGCGCCGGGTTGCTTGATCGTCCCGGTGATGGGGCTGCCCCAGTTCATGGTGCATATGGAGTCTGGGAACCAGTCCTGCCATGTCTTGATGGTGGTGGTCTTCAGCTCAGGGTAGGAGTTACGAATGATGGCGCATCTGAACTTGCGGATGCCTTGCTTGTTGGGGAGTTGCTGCGAGCCTCTGCGGTGGATCTCTATACAGCAGGCGACTGACTTGCCTGATCCCAGCGGCCCCATGATCCCGCGCACGAATGCGTCGGAGCCATGGAACTTGGCTGGTGTAGCCTCTGCTATGTAATCAATTTTGAGATTGGTGGTTGCACTCACAGTAGTCCGGCGTTATCCAGTTGAGAAGGAGATGCACACACAATAACCTCTTTCGCTGGTGATATCACGATAGGTAAACCGTTGATCGTGTCAGCGTCATCGTTATTGGATACCGTGGAATACTTCACCTCAGCGAGCAGGTTACGGTAGTGTTGTGAGTTCATCAGCACCGCGACCGGGGACACGTTGATCCTTGCGAACCGGGCCATCTGGTTCGTCACGTTGATGATGATTGACTCGTTCTGTGCTTCTAGTTGCGCTAAGGGCATGGTTCACCTCCGTCAACAAATGTTAACTTGAGATGAGTATAGATCGATACATTCTAATATTCAACGAATTGGTGAAGGTTTAATGGCCTTCAGGACATCGGACACCTTGGCCCAATGGACACCAATCTTCACGTACCAGTAACTGCCTTCCATCTTGGCTTCAGCTACCTCGTCGCCAGTGTATCTCTCGATCATCCTGACCATCAGGTCTTCCATACTGGGGGTTACACAAGGGGGTTTCATTTTATTGCTCCCATAAAAAACGAGCCTTTTAAAGTGATGCTCAGCACTACCACTACCACCGTGGATTTCTTAAGTATGTACTATCGCATCGGAAACGATAATTCCACCGGTAGGCGGAACGATCACGAGGTACCATGTCGGGGTTCCCGTGGCATCTGTAATCACCAAGTTCACCAGACCATCAGCATCGGTGATCAGTTTGCCAGCAACGGCGGCGACAGTTTCAATCACGCCCCCTGCAGCGCCAACAGCTACCCCACCATCGGGGGCTGCGGCTGTCGGAATAATGCCAGCAGCATCATCAGACAAATACCAATCAACAACACCTACCTCAGTTAAAGCATTCCCTTCTGCGTCGTTCAGCTGTACCGCGACATCAATAACATTACCGGCCTCAGTCCCTACGGTCATCACTACATTGTAGGCTTTGAGTTCGATTGATAAGTTGCCGAGGAAGAGCTTTCCAACATTTAGAATTTCACGCCATGACATAGCGATTCTCCTATAGGTTGCTCACCAGACATTCCGTGTCCACTCGTTAAGGTTAATAAAAAAGTCAGGACTCAGCCTGACTCACCATTGGTTAAGCAATAGCAGCAACAGTCGTGTTGTCTGACACGTACACCCAAGCGGTGCCGTTTGAGACAATAAGCCCAGCTGCGCCAGCGATACCATTGGAACACCAGATAACTTCACCAATGTTTCCGGCTGCTGCTGCAGTCAGTTCTGCTACTGTGAACACAGGCATTTCTTCACCGTGGCCAAGTTGGTCGAATTTACCCATAGGTAAGTTCCTCCGTTACAGTTAAAAAACCCCAAGTTCGGGGACAGTTTCTCCACTCTCTTTGGGTGCCACCCGGTATCCGTTTCAGCGCCTGAGAGAGGAGATCAGAGCGACACCTAGCGGCGGGTGACGTAAACCGTCACTTCTTCAATAGCTTCATCATCTCACCCATCTCGTTGGTCTTGTTCTTCGAGCCACGGCTGCTACCGAACTCAAAGTCGAAGGCGGTTGAGATGTTCTTCATCAACATGCCGCCGATGGTGGTAAGGAATGCCATCACCCCGGTGTCAATATTGTCTTTCATAATCAGGAACACAGCGATCACAACGATGGCCATGAACGCGGCTACCACCATGACGTCAGCCCGGACGTTCTGCTTCCCGGCCTTTATGTATTCGATGTCACGACCACGAGCGTTCTGTCGGTCTTCAAGGTAGGCCTCTGTTGTGGCCAGCTCAAGTTCAGCCATGCTTGTTTGGAATTGTGCTGCGAGGGCCGGGTCACGATTGATTGCCTCTAGTGCAGCGCCCGGGCCAGCTGGGTCATTCATTGATATGCCGGTAACGTCAGCGGCTATGTCGAGAACTTTCTCTGCTATCTTGCCTGACGCATCTCCGGCGATCTTGCCAACCATGGAAGGCAGGAATGCCTTGGCCAGCTCCATCGCTCCTGCAAATAGTAGTGGTATCATGTCATCCTCCGGTTGAAATACATTTACAAAAGAGCGTCTTACCTGATTTCTGTCGGCTGCCCGTCCGGGTAGTTCGTTTATATGCAAGAAACGTCCCGACTCCTTGCTCTATAGGCAACTCTCAGATATGAGTTTTTCAATACCCGTCGCTCTTTTATAAATACACTTATGTCTCATCAAGCCATCGTTTAACGTCGAAACATGGGCAGCTCTTCATCCACTCCCACTCCTCTATTTCACCATCGCCATCGCTGTCTGGTGACAGATCCCGGTGGCCGACTATGCGTGCATTAGGATACATATGCACCAAGGTGTCAAGATATGCACGAAGGGTGGTGAATTGTGCAGGCGTGAAGTTATTCTTTGGTTGGCCCCGGTCATCAAGACCCCCCACCATGCAGATGCCGATCGAGTTGGCGTTGTGGCCACGAACGTGTGCGCCTGCCTTCTCAAGTGGGCGGCCTGTCTCCAGTGTACCGCTTGGCAGGATCACGTTGTGGTATCCGATGTCGCTCCAGTTCTTTGGCTTCGAGGTATGCCAGCCTCGAATGACTGCAGCATTCACATGCTTGCCGAGTTTCGTTGCACTGCAGTGGACAACAATCAGGTCGATGTCTCTCATCAGACGGCCTCAATAGTGTATGCATGGTTACTGAGACTCCCTACCTTAAACAGCCCATCATTCATACCCGTACCGCTGATCTGAATAACATCACCGGGCTTAATACCGGCAGCAATAATCTCTACTTTGTCGGACACGATAGGAGGATTGCTGGCCATGTCTGGCTTCGCTACAGCCTTACCACCAATCAGCGTCGGCACTGCAACAACAGCCACAGCACCAAGCATTGATTTTAAAAAGTCTCTCCTCTTCATGCTGGCTCCTTTGACGGCCTAACCTTATCTCTGGTTGATCCCATGCGATCACTCTCACCTTGGATTTTATACATTGAGAAAGGCATCTGCCCTACGTGTTCAATATCCGTGTTGGCAATACCCATCAGGATAGCCGAGCAGTCCCAATAATGTCCGGGGCCACAGTCTTTTGGGTAAGCTATACCGTGACCGCAAGTACAGTATGAGTGCGCTGAATAAAATAACTCATCCTGAGTAAATACAGGATTGTTTTTCAGGCGATCATCGAATCTTTCCTGCTTCTCTCGGTGGTACAAGTTGATGGTGTCCTGCGCCGCGTCGTGCTGCTCTTTGGCACGATTATATTCTTCTTCAGTAACCATCAACTACCCCCGTAAAATGTAACTGCAATCTGCACCATCGACAACGCGAGCACGATGCCCAGCCCAGTCATGTATATCTTGGTGTTGATTTCTTTGATTGACCCACGGATCTGTTCGCCCTCGGTCTTGCCCATGAAGTCACGCTCGATCTCCTCACGCATTTCATCACGGCACCGGGTTATGTGGCCATGGATACTTTCAATCTGATCGGACGTCTGAGCCATGTTGTGGTTCAGGTTTTCCATGGTGGTGTTGATCCCAGCCATGAAGGTTTCCTGACGACGATCCATATCCTTCTGGGCCTGCTTGGTTACCGCAACGTCTATCTCCAGCTGTCTGTTGGGGTCAGTCATCCTGCCTCCGCTGATTTCTTCTTACTTTTGCCAGTGAAGTCGAAGTTGTACTCGACGTTGGTCACCATACCTTCATGTGCGAGCTTATCAGTAAACATCTTTTTATTCCTACCCAGCAGCTCCAGCGCACCCTTGGCCCCCAGCGCATTGAACACCTTCTCGTCAGAGGTAACCACATCACCGTCCTTCGTGATCTTGACGATGGCTACCGCCTCTCTGCCCATGCATTTGTCTGTCAGCTCAATAAGGTCACGCAAGATATCCTCTTCCTTGAGATCGACAGCAGCGTTGGCTTTGGCTGCCTTCTTCTCCAGATACTTAATGGCCTCTGGCTTAGCAAGTATAGCTGAGGCGTTGGCCTCTGCCGCCTTGATCTTATTGCACCTCGGGTAAGCCTTCATGTAATTGCTTGACTGGTGGTGAGTTGGATCAGCCCGAAAGAAATCAAGAAAGGCTATGTTCTGTGGGGTGAGTCTGGCCACTACATGAGGCCCGGTGGTGATGGCCACGCTTCAGCTGGCTCGACGTTCAGGACAACCTTCTCCATCCGGTAATTCTTGTCATCTTTGAACATCATCTTCCCGAGATCTTCGATCACATTGTAGTTTCGTGGCGCTGGAAACTCGTAAGAACCTTGCGGCGGTACCGTTAATATCGGCCGACGAGAGGAGGCATTGAGCGCGAGGTAAATAGCAGCACGAGTGACAGCTTCATCCACGTCATCACCTTCGACTTCAACACTCAGCTGTATCTTAAACTTTGCCATTAGGCGAACTCCGTCAGGGGCCACTCACTTATGTTGTGGCTTAGCTCTTTACACTCACGAGCCTTCAGTAGTGTTCTGATTCTCTCCTCTTCAGCCTGATCAACCATAGGCGTCAGCGAAACAAAGCTGCTCCCTCTCTGAATGAATGATGCATCTCGGTAATTGTAAATCCTGCTAACAATGCGAGGATTCACCTCCTGCTCTTTGATCCAGTTGCGGAAGTGTTCATCGGTGCGTGCGATTACGTTAATGGTCATAGTGTCTCCGGTGGTAGTCCTAAAATGTTCTTTGCTATCAGGTCGTAACCTTCATACATGCCCATCACCATCGGTGGGCTGCATCCTCGGGCAGCGTTGTCGAGGAGCATCTTGGTAAGAGCCGGCCCCTGAAACATATCCCAGTGCTTAGGTTTCCGTTGCCTGTACTTCTCTATCTCTACGACGTTACTCACTCCGCTCCCCAGTCTCCGGGTCGACCTTCAAATCAACATACACATCCATAAGATCTCGGTGCAGGATGTCCATGGCTCCAAGCACTCGGATTATGCTCTCACCAACATTCCACCACCCAGACCCTACGCAGTTCTCTGTGTTAATGGTAACGCAGGCCATTCCACGAATCTGCCCGGACTTTACCTTCTCAAGTATCTTCTCAACAAACACAATAAGATCAGCGTCTGGCTTAAGGTCTACCTGCTTTATTTGTTCTACGTCAGACATCAATATTGCTTGCTTGGCCCGTACTGCGGGGACTTACGCTGCCGGGTTGGGTTCAGGCCTTTGGCTTTCCCTACCTGATCAGCTATCGAACCTTTGCCAACGAGATCCTGCGGCTTGCGTGCTTTAGGTTTAACCTTCGCTACCCTGACAGGCTTCTTCTTTGGCTTGGCAGCCAGCCGTTTCTTCTCAGCCTTAGCGTCATCAGCGAGAGATTTGCTAGGGCCGCGTTTCTTTTTGGCTGCAGCCTGCTCTGTTGGTGACAGCTTTCTGGTCGTCGATTTCATTGATTAATCCTCGGTAGGTGGATCTCTCTCTGCTTTTAGTGTAGCCGAACCGTGTTCAGCAAGCCACTGTGTAGCTATGTCGTACTTCATGGCCCAACGACAACACCCGGACATCTGACTGTTCAGCACCTTGCCGTCGGAACTTTCACCAACGAACATATCGTTACCGAAGTCCATGATATGCACCGTCGGGCAGCCCTGACTTCTGGCGTTAGCGAACAGCTCCCGGCAGATCTCGAAGTTGTGTGATTTGCTCACGTCTTATCCTTATTAATTATATCCATTACCTCGGCGGCGGTTGCCTCTATAAGCTACTAACATTCCACGCCCTCCTTGTGTCTCCACGAACCGTTAGCCTTGTTTCTGCAAACCTTACACAAATAATGCACCTCACTAAAAAATCCATTGGCAGATTTTCCCCAACCATTTCTAAACTGTACTGGTTTGACATCATCAATCGACCCACACTCACAAGGCTTTAACGTGTTATCGCTCATTTCGGCTCCAAAATTAGTGACATAACTAATGCCCACGATGTAGCTATAAAAATGAATAAGAATATAAAGTTTATAATACGTCTCATATCTAATCCTTATCTGTCTCACTGGCTATTGGTTCAGACTGAGGCATTACACTCAAATCAACGTATGGCCCAGCTCCCATGTGAAATGACCATGCCAGCCTACCGTGAGGTTTTTTGGTAGGGATTTTATCGCTATCAAGCATAAATGCATCCCCGGCTATTGCTTCAACAGCTTTGCGTATAGCCTCTGCAACTTCTCTCTGGCCGGTACAACTATCTCTCCACTTGCAACTTCACGCAAGGGGGTAATTAAAATGTCTGCTAATTCCCTGCATCGTTCTGCATGGTGGTCTGCTGATCTTGGCATATCCCTATCCTCAGTTGTGGGGCTTATTGGCATCAAGTTTTTCAGCGCATTGAGCACTACAGGCAACAATATCTTCTTCCCATGCAGCGTAACCTTTGCCATGACAAATCATTTTACTGCGCCAGTTATCATTCCACGCTTCCTCTTTGCCGCAAGAGTCACACTTCCATATTTTGATTGTTGCTGCTAGTGGCATAGCTCTATCCTCAGTTGTGGGGCTTATTGGCTACGCCCTAACACATGGTTCCTTACAGCAATGCAATTATCACAATTAACTCGTTTTTTTGTTTCTTCTGGGTCAGCCAGATTTGGAT